GTGAGACACACATTAGATGCCTGGTGGGGGAACCAGGGCGCGGCCGGAACCTGCTATCCAAATCGGCGCTGGGTAGAGATGGTGGCCGTTTCCCACTTAGTGACACGGGCATACAGCAAGTAGCCTAGCGGATCCATTGAATGGTGTTCGGACAAACCTAACCATTAATGGGGAAGTGTGTGAAATACTGATTGCCTGTCGGTCAGCTTCGGTGTGTGGGATGGTAAACCCCCATCGGGATGTTCCAAACCCGAAAGGAGCATTGCCATGTTATTGGACCTCCCCATAGGTCAAATGGGGCGTTTCTGGCACGTAGCTAGATAAGCTGTGAACAGCCAAACAACTCCCCCATGCAACACTCTGATACATCCAGCATCACGTTCGACGATTTGTCTGCGTTCAGTGATGACGACGGCCCTGGGATTGGACACCCCAGTGGCCGCAGCTTCACCGTGCTTCAGGGACTCGGGCTTTACGGCAGAGCTCTTGGTCGAGGGGTGGCAGAATTCTTCAACTGGGCCGTGGGACGACCGGTAGAGCGGCAGTGGAAGTATGCCGCTCTCGGTCGAACAGCAATCCGCGAGCTCGATGATGTTGGGGAGTTTTACGCCACCCCTGAGGAGGCCATGGCAGACAGCACAACCCGGGACCCAGATGAGGCTTGGGAAGAGGCTGACGCCAGATCGTTGCCGATTGCACCCGGTGACGGGCCCAAAAACATGAGGTTTGCTGCCTGGGTTGCCCGGGAGGTCAAACTCAAGATGGGGCCCAACCCAACGTATTCGGTTGCCAACGAACGGGTAGCCTGGGAGATGTGCAACAAGGTGATGGAGGAGAAGAGTGTGCGAAAGTGTGACCGAATGCGCTGGCTCCCCTATGCCACCAAGCTCGTGTTCGTCCCCACTGCCCACGAGGTCCACGCCACGCAGTTGGTACAGTCCGCTGCTGTCGCAGAAAGGCTGTACCTGGCCAAAGTGCGTGACCCATGGTGGGTATGGCGGGCATGGTGCGGGCGGCGGGGCTTGGGGAGTCCCACAAGAGGCTAGGGGTGCCTAGTGAAGCACGTTGGCTATACGTCCCGTCCAAACACCATCCCTGTGGTGGTGGGTGGCGGCATCTTAAGGTGGGATGAACGTGCTGAGCTGGGTATCTCGAGGGACAGGACATATTGGTCCGTGTCTAAGGTGGCTGGCTCGGCGAGATTCGGCGTACACAACAATAACGCCACCAATTTGCGCCGTGGTTTGGTGGAACGGGTCCTGTACCGCGTCGGGGAACAGGGACATCACGAACCCATCCGCCCCATGGACGGCGTGTTTGAGGAGGATTTGTCTGCATTCCGGCAGGAAGTGGCCAGGGTTGTGCCCCACGACCGCCCCATCACGCGACAACAGTTTGTCGAGTGTTATGAGGGCCGCAAGAAGCACATATACCAGGCTGCCGCAGATAGCCTAGCTGCGAGGCCCCTCGTTGAGAGGGATTCCTACCTCAGCACGTTCGTGAAGTGTGAGAAACTGCCCTATCACAAACTCCACACTTCCGCACCGAGGGTCATACAACCGAGGGGGCCCCGGTACAACGTTGAATTGGGAAGATACCTCAAGAAAATGGAACACCACATCGTGAGAGGTATGGCAGAGGTCTTCGGCGCACCCACGATTTTCAAAGGGTTAAACGCCAGGGAAGCTGCGCAGGCTCTGCGGCAGAAATGGGACAAGTTTACTGACCCTGTGGCAATCGGAATGGATGCCACGAGGTTTGACCAACATGTCTCACGGGCTGCTTTGGAGTTTGAACACAGCGTGTACCTAGCGTGTGTGCCCCGCGGAAAGCGCCGTAGGCTCCAGGCTTTGCTACGCATGCAGCTGGTGAACCGGGGGTTTGCTCGCACCCCAGATGGCACCATCAAGTACGCCGTTGAAGGACGGCGCATGTCCGGTGATATGAACACCGGTATGGGCAATTGCCTACTGATGTGCGCCATGGTGTGGAGGTTGCGGCACGTACTCGGCTTACCCCTGGAACTTGTCAACAATGGGGACGACTGTGTGATTATCACCGAACGGAGGTACTCGACTGCCTTGTGTAGGGCCATTCCACGGCACTTCATGAGGTACGGGTTCGTTATGGAGGTGGAAAAGCCAGTCGACGTGTTTGAGCACATTGAATTTTGCCAGACACATCCGGTGTTGGGCCCAGATGGCTGGGTCATGTGCCGAGATCCCAGAGTTTGCGTATCCAAGGATTTGACCACCAGTTTGGACTTGGCAACGGGGTTCGCTTCATGGGCACATCACATTGGATCTGGGGGTTTGGCTTTGGCCAGCGGGCTACCAGTGCTGCAGGAGTTATACAGTTTGCTCCTTAGGCACGGGCGTGCCGGCAAGGTCCATGACCACCCTTGGATGGACAATGGGTTTTCACGGTTGGCGCGTGGCATGGATGCCAAACGTGCCATCGTAACCGACGACAGTCGGGTGTCCTTTTGGCGGGCTTTCGGGATACTGCCAGACATGCAAGTTGAGCTGGAGGCTCACTGGGCAGAAATGACCCTTGAGCCCTTTGCTGGGGTAACTATTGGACCAGTTGCCTCCTTCTTTGACAACCTGACTTAACATGGTCAAGCGCAATAAGAAAGCCCAACAGGGCAACAAACAAGGCAAGGGGAAGCCCCGTAGCCGCAACATTGCCCGCATCATGCGTGGCATAGATGCTGGTGCCACAGCGTGGCGCCGGCTGCTCGATGACCCTTGCAATGCGCCTTTGGTGCCCGGGTGCTTTCCAGGTATTGCATCCGGCATGCTTTACCGCACGAGGACAGTGCAGGGTTTTGGTGTGGGGGGGACCGACGCTAGCATGGCTGCGATGGTTTTCTTCCACCCCGCATATGGTGGTACCCCAGGCAGCACCTATTGCCCACTACAATGGGCCTCGGTGAATTCTGCCGACGGCACCCCCACCACCAAGTATGGTACCACGATCTCCGGCATTCCACAGTATGGCCAGTACCGATGTGTCGCCGCATGCATGAAGCTGCGGTACACTGGTTCAGAACTGAACCGTGCTGGGATCGTTGGGCAGGTGATTACTAATGACCCGCCGTTCTTGACTGGCACCCCAGGTGGCACTGCATCAGCAGATTTGGCTGCAGTGTCCGCATACCTCCAGGGTTGCCAGACCACGTACAGGCTGGGTGAGACGAATCACGAGGTCCGGTGGGCCCCTGCGCAGGAGGATGGCGAGTTCCAGGAGATCTCGGCTGGAATCGGCAACTTGCTGCGCACGGGTAATGCGGTCGGGTTTGTTATTACGGGCTACCCCAAGGGCACCGTGTATGCGGAACTCACTGCGGTGTGGGAGGTCATACCCGACACCGGCAGTGGGCTTGTCCCACCAGTGATGGCGCCGGCTTCGAACAACACTGTTAACCAGGTGTTGCGGACTATTGGCGACATTGGCAGGTGGGCGACCGACCCACACGTGCAACGGGGCGTGTACAACATCGCAAAGACCGCCGTTGGTGTGGGAAGGGCCATGTACGCGGCTGCACCTTCCGTGGCGGGATTGCTGACGCTATAAACTTTCAAAAGAAATACAAATAATAAAGCGGTGGGGGACCGTTGGAAAGCTGGACAAAGAAGCATGCGTCCACATGCTGAACGGACCAGCACCCCACACGCAGCGTCCTGTGGTTTGACTTTGACCTTACACAATAAAACTCGGCGGAGCAGCGGGCGAGTGCCCACGGTGGGTTAATCCGTGGACCGGGCGGAAGCCAAAATCACAC